CAGCTTCTTCAGCAACAGATGTGTAATTCATTATTCTTTCTGACATAGAATCAAATGCATCAATGATGCCCTGAGTACCATCTTTGCCAACAAGCTTTGTAAATTCTTCCCTCAACATAGCCATTCTAGCTTGAGAGTTTTTCATAAATTGAGTATTTTCTTGACCTGTTTTTGTAAGATGCTCCATAACAGCATCCATTTCTTCAATGTCTTTAATAATTTTTACTAACTCAGGATTGCCCTGACCAAATACAGCTTTTAACTTTTCAAATTCTAGCCTAACAGTAAGAAAAAATTGATATATTGCTAAAGTTGCATTTTTTGTTGCTTCAACAACGTGCAAAGCCATCGCCTTGCCAAAATTCTCAAAATCATCGTCATTACCTTTTAGCTCTGTCATCATATCAGACAAGACCTTAGATGCATCTTGCAGAATTGGAATAAAGGCAGCAGTTAGGTTTGCTGTGATGGCAGTAAATTGTTTTTTAAGAATGTTCAAAGAATCAGCAAACATTTCTGCTTTAGCTATGCTTTCTTTGCTGATAATTAAGCCCAAATTTTCTGCTTCGGTTTTAAATTCTTGTAAACCCTTTGATCCATTCTTAAGAGTATTAACCAATGAAACACCCTCAGAATCAAAAAATTTAAATGCTAGTCTAACCTGTTCAGCTGAGCTGGTGGTGTTTGCTATTCCATCAGCTACATCGTTTAAGATAAGTTCAACATCTCTTAAATTACCATTTGAATCTGTTAATTCAATACCCAGTTGCTCAAACGCTCTTTTGGCTTCGCCTGTTCCACTGGCAGCTTCAGCAGCCCTTCTTATGAATCTTTGTAGACCCATATCTAAAGCTTCAACCTTTACTCCAGTCTGTTCAGCAGCAAATCTCATGTTTTGCAAGAATTCAACTTCTATTCCAAGCTTAGAAGCTGTTTTACCAAGCTTATCCATAAAGTCAGTATTTACTTTAACCAATGCAGCTAATGCAGTTGCAGCACCAGCAGCAGCTAAACCAACCTTAGCCACTCCCATGCTTGCCATTTTAGCACCACCACCAACCATCTTAAGACCTTTGCCAACTCTATCAAAAGCTGCTTTAGTCTTGTCGATTGCTGTTAATGTAAATTGTACTTTTTTATTTGCCATTACTTTGTTTCTCTTGAGCTATTTCTAGGTAAGCTATCCACCCTTGAAATTCGTGGATAGTAATTTCTTGGATTTCTTGTAAAGTTTTTCCAAGTTTTTCAGCCAGTGCATATTGCACATATAAATTACTATCCTCTATTAGTTTTTTTTAACTTCCTCAATAGGCTCTTGCCCCATGATCTGTTGAGCTATATTAACCAATACTTCTCTATCAACTTTGTTTAATAAGGAATTTTTATCACTAAGATCAAATAACTTATCGCCATTTTCATCTAGTGCCTTATAAATAAGGACATAAGCCATCATCGTTAGATCATCCTCTTTGCTCATTTTGTAGAGCTTAGAAGTTTCAGCTAAAGTTAATGGCTTACTATATATTTTTAATGGGTTATCTTCATCACCCCATTCAGGCACTTCAATTACTTTTACATCTTGCTCTGCAAAATGTTTTACAGCATTTTCAATTGCTTTCATTTTTATACAGTGCTTTCTGTTAGAGCACCATTGCCTTGAACTGAAATACTAGCTTCAACCAATCCATCAAATGAACCAGTTCTTGAAACACCAGTTACAATAGCTGAACCAGTGTAATAAGTATCGCCAGAAGTATCGCCTTCAGGATAAACATTCAAAGTAACCTCTGATCCAATGCTTAAAGCACCTTGACCACTGGTATCTGTCTCATCCCAAAAAACATCTAAGCTTCCTGTGAAAGAAGTTAATGATGGTTTATACGATCTAGCAGAATCACCCATTGAAGTATCTTCTAAAGTATCAGCAGATTCTTCGATTGAGTAAGACCTTATTTCAGCTACAGCATTTGAGCCAACCTTTACAGTTCCTTCGCTTCCTTTATGTGTTGCCATTTTCTACCTCGTCTTTCGACTTTTCTTTAGAAGAAGATTTAACTTTATCTTTCGATGGGGCTGCTTCTTCTTTCCAACCCTTATTCAATAAAGACTCAACCTTTGAAGGGTGAGCATCTATAGAAACTTCGCCATTTGGACTAATCATTTTCATAACTATCTCCTTTAAACTGCTACGTCAGGAGCGTTTTCCTTGACATAGTAGTTTGTTAAAAATGTAAGAGAGACATAACCCAAAGGCTTTTCTCCCTCGCTGTTAAACTCTATCTCTGTGGATTCTAAATAAGTATCTTTAGCTAATCCATCAAGAGTTCTATCAGCAGCTATCGCTGCTTCAACTTCTTTGCTTATTGTATCAATAGTATCATCAAAGTTACTAGTAGCTTTTGCATAACCTTCTACTACAACTGAAAGCTCTCTACTCATAAGCCTTTGTGTGCCTATTACTATAGGCTCAGATGATTCTTCTTTTGTGTAAATAATTAATGCTGGCAAATTTGCATTCTCTAAAGGATAAACCCTAGATTCAAAAACATTAGAACCTGTGGTTGTTAAACCAGTAAGCGTAGTACCAATTTTTTCTCTAATCTGTTGTCTCACATGATTTGCCATTATATTTCCTCAAGCATTAAAGCAGAAAAACCAGTTCTATCTGCTTGTATATTGACAACAGTATAATTTTGAGCAGCTTTTAAAATATTCCCATCAACATCTTTTATTGCACTAACATTTAAAGTATTGCCAAATGCTATGTTTGGAACGTCAACTGTTCTGCAATAAGCTATTGGACTCAAAGCTTCAACGCCAACACCCTCATCTAATTCTGTGTATTCGTTGTTTAATATTATATTTATTGTGCTAGAGCTTCCATTATTATTATAAACAGCATCCACTCCATGACCATAATTAATGTCTAAATAAGCAAGCATATCTTCCTCTGTTTCCATTTGATATTGAGACATTATTGCTCCTCTAATACCAGTGAAACCATACCTGTATTATCAGGTTCAACTGTCTTAACTAAAAATGTTGTCTCTGGTTTTAATACGCTACCCCTGTTAGTTGTAATAGCATTAACAACCAATCTATCTTCTTGAGATATATATGGTACATCGGTTGCTTTTAAAATTGCTCTAGGTTGATACCCAGCAACAGGAACTGTGCCACCCTCAATATTGAAATATTCTTGGTCTATAATAATATTGATGTTGGTTGAGTTTCCAGAATCAATATCATACCAAGTATCAATGAGACCAACTCTTTGATCCCATAAAGAATTCTGCACCTCGAAGAATGTAGCAGTAACTCCATGACCTGTGTTGATGTCTAGGTAAGAAGTAAAATCTGCTGCACTCTCGATAGGCATGATTTATTTTTTAGCTCTTTTCTTTGGAGCTTTAACCTCTGATGTTTCTAAACCAACGCTTCTATTAGCTTGTTTAGCTTTTGGTTTTTCAACATGAATTTCTGCCTTGCCATAGCCACATAATGAATGACCTGTTTGTTGATCTAGTTCTACTATATCTCCAGCATGAACCTTTGATCCATTGGCAATTGTGTCTTGTAAAATTTTATATTTTTTCATAATTAAGGTGGTGGGGTTTCCCCCACCATTCCATTTAAGCATCAGCTAATTAGTCAGATGACTTACAGAAACTAACAGCATGACGAACTGCTACATCTACAGTTTGTAGAGCAATAATTCTCACACCACCTGCTTTTGAAAGTGCATAAGGATCAACAGTAATGTCTAATCCACCATACATTCCAATTAACAAGTCAGCAAAGTTTCCAAAGTAGAAATCACCTGAAGTTACTTGATTACTTCTGATAACATTATAGCCATTCATTCTTCCATCAGGCTCAACAACGAACATACCAGAACCTGTGTCCTTGCTAGTTGTTTTCAATGTTCCATAGTCTGCTGGCTTACAAATGTAAGACAATGAACCAGACAATGCATTATCAGCAGCAACAGCACTTTCCATAGCTATAACCTCAGCA